ACGGCTGGATTAACGGGACCGGGAGGGTGAAATATGGTGTCAGGCGCACTAGCCACATCGCCTGGGGCGACAATGATCAAGATATTCTGTATTCTGATGTTTGTTGGTGGATAGACCGCCTTAAGAGGACCGCCATTGTGTCTGTTTATATCGCCCTCGACTGCCCACAGCTTGTTATTGACAAAGACAGTCGACTGCCCGGTCACGACGGTACCTGCCCCACAATATCTAGCGTCATCGTGTCTATGTGCGCCTGGAATGTCGTTTTCTCCTGCTCTTTTTGTAACCGCCAGCATCACCTTCAGGACAGAAATCAATTCGATTAGTCTGCACCTCAAAATGGTTATCAGAACCTATGTAAATGTTCTCCTTGGCCCTGATGTTGACGTTCTCAGCATCGAAATCAAGGTTACCGGAAGTCTTGAATCGCAACGATTCAAAACCATCGATGAAAACATTTCGCTTGGCATCGATGTGCACAAATGTCCCACCTTTCACTTCGATAATGGCGGGACCATCAACAACGACATGCTTAACCGGTGGACCCAATGCCACCGTTTCTATCACCTTTGATATACGGCTTGACCTTGGTTTCGTTGATGGCGTATTTTTCAATTTTGACCAATTCTCCTTGAGCAATTCGTTCTCCATTCTCAATGGTGTAATTATTATTCGAAATGTTCATCAAAAGAATGAGCAATTCTTCAACATAATCTGAGTCGATGATAGCTTCGGCATTCGCTAGGACCAGCCCTTTTTTCAATGACAATCCAGACCGTGGATGCAGCCGTACCGAATAGCCTTCTGGAATGATGAGAATGAGGCCAGTCGGGACCATCATGCGTTCCTGTGGGCAAATGGTGAATTTGCCAGTAGAACAGGGTCGCGCAAAACTGCCATTGTACGAATTAAAACCCGTGACAATCGACTTGCCTTCAGCTTGAAATGCCAAGTCGAAACAGGCAGATTCCTTGGTAGCAAATTCTGGTAGTACGATATTTGGATGTGTTTTGTATATCTTCAATTCAGTCATTATTAGTCTCCATTATGACTTCGCTTTGCCTTACCTATTGTATATTTTGTAACTAATACCCATTCAGACTTCTCTTTGTGCGAAATAATCTTTATTTGACTGGGTGGCGCGGTCGGTTCCTTGGATTTGTCTGGATCGACCAATTCAACCAGCCCCCATTCGTGCAACAAATTGGCGATAGTATTTAGTCGTGCTTGGTCATCCAGCGAAAAATCTGACTTCTTGCCGTCCAATAGGAACAACTGCTTGAAATGAACTAGGGCGTATCTACCCTGCTTGTGCAGAATATGCGCTGATTGGTAGAGAGTTTTCTCTTTTCGTGAAGCTACGCCGATGCGCGAAAGTGTTTCACGTACCTTTAAAAAATCATCTGGTTCTTTCAATGTAACCCATATGAAACTATTCAATAAATCTTCATTCATGGCGCACTCTCATTTTCTTTGGCCATTTGAAAATGGCTCTAATTTTGTATTTAGCCTTTCTCAATTCCGCCCTTATATAGACGATGCTTGATTTCTGTGATTTGAGTTTCAGTCAGTATATTTAGTACTTCCTTAGCCTTTTCATTCGAATAATGAAAAAATTCTTTCACTGCTTCTAGGTCTTCGTTGGTTTCCTTTTTATGCCACTTCTGGAATGGCCGTTTGTAGGCACGCACGGTACCCATGAGATAATCATATTGCATGTGTTTATCGAGATGTGGGTGTTGGTTCATTTCATTGGAGTAAAGTATGCAGTCAAAATGATAAGAAAGTGCCCGATTGACGAGAAACGATGTGTAGTCATTCTCATTATCGAGCACTTGCTTTTTGGTCTGCAAAATGGATTGGATTATGTCCTTGAATAAATCTGCCATTTACTCGATTACTCTAATTCTTGGTCTACTAGGAATTCCGTACCACGGGTCTTGAGTTACTGACGGTGTTTGCTGGTCAGGCAGCGGTTGCGGCCGATACTTATAGGTCAAAAAGAGTGCAGCCAACGTGTAATAGGAACAGCTATACATCAATATGTCTTGATGCTTTTCAATGTAGGTTTTCATGTTATTCTCCTAATTGAACTCACAATCTACCATGATTTCTGTTAAACAGGCAACTAGATTGACTTCCTGATCATTCACAAATGCTGCCTGATACATGTATCGCGCCAGAATAACAACTGCAGCAGGTATACTGTTCGGTTTCATGACTTGATATAGACTGTCATAAATTCTGCGATAAATTTTAGATGGATCAACATCTGAATTGACACTGACCCATTTACGCATTGCCGTAAAATTTTTTGCTTTCAAACATTTGATCAACTCTTCCATATTACGAATATCAGCAATTTGAGCTAAAACGCTTTCATCGATAACACCTTTAGCCGTTGAATATCGTTGTAGCTCATTGATGGTTCGTCTGTAGTCTGGAAAAAATTTGTTGATGATCGCGACCACCGCTGGGGCTTCATATCTTACCCCTTCGTCGGCCAGCATTTGTACAATTCGCTTGAAAAAAAGTGAAGCTATTTTGGGTCTTTCATCAACCTTTAAAGTAAAATCGATAACCGAGCAACGTGAATGAATAGCATCGATTAGCTTGGCCTTGTAATTACAGGTAAAGACGAAACTACAATTGTTGGCAAATTTCTCCATGGCACCGCGCAATGCCAATTGGGCATCAGGGGTAATGTTATCGGCTTCATCTAGAATGATGACTTTCCTGTTACCACTGAATGCCATGGTTGACGCATATCTAACGATTTTGTTACGTAGTGTATCCATACCGCGCTCTTCCGACGAATTTAGAAATAGATGGTTTAAGTCCATCTCTTCACACATCGCAAGGGCTATCGTCGTCTTGCCGACGCCAGAGGTTCCCGTTAACATCAAATTAGGTATGTTACCACTGTTCACATATTGCTGAAAAGTCTCCTTCAGTTGTTCTGGTAAAATACAATCGTTTACTTTTCGTGGTCTGTATTTTTCAGTCCACAAATACTCGATGTCATTCATCTATTCAATGCCTCTAGACAATCGTTGGGTCGGGGCTTGCAACAGTATTCAAGACGCCTGTATAAAATTCCTCGAATGCCCTGTTCTCCTCTACCTCAGTATTATAGTTGGCCTTGAAATATGTCCTAGCCATTCGTCGCACGATCTTCTTATCGATATTAAGAGCTTCGGCTACATTGTTGATTGCTTCCTTCTGATACTCATGTTCAGCTTCGCTTCTAGTCATGCTATCATTCAAGTCCACAATAACATGCCGCAGTTTTTCCTTATCATTTGCAGACAAGGAATTTACGTTCACAAAAGTATTTACCGCCATTGCTAGTTCTCCTTTTAGCGTGTTTCGAGTGAGATATAGTATTTAAGCCCTTTTGTCTTATTTGTAAAGATGGCAAATTTTTCCAATTTAATTTCTACTAGATAGTCGCCTGGAATTAGTTTCAGGTTATCAATTTTGAAACGAGCAATAAAGGCTTTTCCACTATGCTCGCCAATTTTTGTTGTGGCATAATTTGACGTGTCATTCTTATACTCGTGTACTTTCAATGACAGTTCACCAGATTTGCCTATCACTGACATGTTCGGCAAATCATTCATCGAAGCAATCTTGCGCATTTTGGTATACGTCGCATTAATCAGTTCAAATTTCACGTCTGATTTTTCTAGCACCAGAGCCTTATTCGGTGGCGCGGTAATCAGTTGCGGTTCACATGACATATACGACAAGCTGAAAGTATCATCGCTCATTGTTACCTGCTTGTCGGTAAAAATCAACTCAGGGTCTTTCAGTGTAGTAACGTTTCCGAGAAATTGGTTGAGATCATAGATACCAAATTTGGCCGGAAAGTCGTCTTCGAATTCGGCCTCGACCAATATACTAGCTTCTGGAGATATTGTCCTCTGCATTTTTCCAGGGACTAATACTATACCAGAATTGATAGTCGAGAAATTTTTCAGAACCGTAAGCGTCCATTCAGTCAATTGCATAATATAAACTCCTATTTTATTGATCTGGTGAGTATAGCTCAGTGTGCAGTTTTTTCAACATGATTTTTACCTTATCGTTCAGTTCAGATAGTTTTTCGTTTTCGATGGTATAATCGAATTCGATGTTCTTCCAAGCCGTTTCTGAAATGTGCAAAGCGTTTTCAACAGGGTAGGGATTAAGCGCACGCCGAACGCGTACAACATAGCCACCAGATTTTCTAATCACGTCGGCTTCATTCGGAAACCTGACATCTGGAATTGCAACATTGTCATGCCATTGCAATTTGTTTTCTAGGCAGTATACCCAGAAATTTTGATGGTAATATTCGCGCCCGATGCTGGTACCAAAGTCTTGCAGCACCCAGCGCGGTGTGATTTCCATGCCTAGTCGGTCACTCCAATACTGGTCGGGAGCTTCGCGAAATGCCCGACTAGCATCGGTATCGCCTTCCAACAAATAGCGCGGCCAGCCAAACATGGCAGCCACAGTATCTTTCAGGGTATCGGCAAAGGCTAATTTCTTGTAGCCATGTTCAGCCACAAGAATATTGGCCACGGTGCTTTTACCCGAATTGATGAAGCCACAGAATCCGATGATAGCCATTAGAGATTCCCACTTAAACGTGCAATTTGGGCCATGTCGCCAGTAAATGCATACGTGCCAACGTGCTGGGCGCGCATCCACGGACACAGCCAAACATGCCCACCGATAGCTCGCCAGTACTGGCAAAACATATAATCCTCGCTCAAATATCGATGAGTATCAGGATCGATTACCGTATCAAAGTAGGCGTGGATATATCGCGAGCCGTCGAAATTTGCCTGCCCTAAATGATCTGGCTTGTAATTCAAGTGTGGATATTCCTCCTTAAATTTATCGAATACGTGGCGTTTGATAAGCATATAACCAGTGCCTATTTCCAAAACTTCAAGTGGCTCATTTACCCTGAATTGTTTGGTCCCTGGCACTGGATTGAAAACGTAATCGCCGGTTACGCCCTCCAAATCGGCAGCATTGAATTTATCTGGATCGACTTTCTTTTCGATGATAACTTTCTTAGCAGCAGCATATACGTTATTCCAGTTGATTGATTTCTTTGGATATGGCGCACCAATAACCTCTTTATCGAGTGCAATCAACGCAATGACATCTTCTGGATTGAAATGAATGTCACTGTCGAGGAATAACAAATGGGTAAATCCAGACCGCAGAAATTCATCTACAATGTAATTTCTGGCTCGTGTGATCAAACTCTCATTGAACAGAAACGAAAACTTCACTTCCATACCATATCGCATAGCAACGGCCTGCAGATCGAGGCACGATTTCATATAGAGCCCGCACGCCATTCCACCATATTGAGGAGTGCCTACAAATAATTTAATTTTACGTAAATCTTCCGCACGAATTGATAGTTCCATAATAGTATCTCCATAATTACAATCCTAGTTATATATATGCAATAAAAAAGGGGGGCTCTAGAATCATTGCCCCCCTTTGGTCGATAAGTGTTAGGCCGCAAGAGCAAGTGTTTCTAGACGATAGAACACCTTGCGTTGCCCCTTTACCAGCCGCGTCTCGCTGACGATTGGGGCGTGGTATTCCACGCGAAGCTCGTGGACGCGCTTGTAAATGCTGCTCAATGGAATTCCAGTCTTCTTTGCAAGAACCGCTGGGGTGACGCTTGCGACCTTGCGTAATACACGTAGGATACGTTCATTATGAGTAACAGGTGTTGCCATTTGAAATTTCTCCAGATGTTTATAATCAACGACGTTCGCTGACAGAAATAGTATTGGAGGAAATAGTTCGTCCGTCAACCCCGTAAATGATTTTTTTACAAAAAAAATGGGCCAACTGGGTGGCCCATTTTTCAGTATATTACATCATACTCAAAAGGGGATTTCCTGTTTCGTATCCGCCTCCTCCTTCGAAACTTCCGGCGCAGCGGCCGGTGCCTTGGGTGCCAGTGTCTCGTCAAGCTTCTTGTACAGATCGAGGAAGCTTGCACGAGTGTCATGGTCGAACCGATTGAGGCACAAGCTGATGGCCTTTTCGCGGTCCCGACCAAAGATGGCGTATGCCTCACAAATGTGAACCAGCCGCCGGGTCGAGATCACGTCACTAACCGCGCCTTCCAAGAACGACTTGCGGATAACATCAGCCCACTGTGTAAGCTTGTCGGAAAAATCGGTATCCTCGACTTGACCGGCAGCGAGTACGTTATTCAGGATTTTCGCCTCGATCTTTGGGCTGGGGTATTCCTGCTCCAACGTGATGCTGAACCGCTCAAGAAATGCTTCATTGAGCACGTTGGTGCCGATGAACCGGCCATCATCGCTGCCCTTGCCCTTGGTATTTGCGGTTGCGATGACATTGAACCCATTGGCTGGATGCACGATGCGGCCGATCTTTTTCAGGAAAATTGGACGCCCTTCAAGGATCGGCTGCAGGCACATCATCGGCGTATCGCCAAGATCGACTTCATCGAGGATCAACACAGAACCGCTGACCATGGCCTGAATCACCGGCCCATCTTGCCAAATGGTATTTCCATCCATCAGCCGAAAACCGCCGAGCAATTCATCTTCGTCGGTTGACTTGGTAAAATTGACACGAATGCAACCGCGCTTTTCATTGGCACAAATCTGCTGCGGCATCAGCGTTTTGCCATTGCCGGTATTGCCCACGAGATAAACCGGGTAAAAACGACGCGAACGAATAATCGTGCGCAGATCGTTGTAATGCCCAAACGGGACATAACCGGACATTGGCGTAGGAATAAATGCCGCTTCGTCGCGATGGTCGACGTTGTGAACGGCATGCAGTGCCGTCACCTTGGCAGGTATCATTTGCGCCCGGCTCGCAACATCGTCAACAATAACCCTTGCTGGGGGCGGGGCAGCCACATCGTCAGACTTGCCAACCACGCCCTCGACCAACTGCCGCGCCTTCTTGACGTTATAGCTGCCATATCCAGCCTTCAGGGTCGGGTCGGCAAACAGCCACTGCGGCGGCCTCAAACCAAACACTTCGCAAATTTCGAGCACTTCGACGCGCGAAATTATGTCAATGTCACCGTGCTCACTTTTCACTGCGGTCAAAAACCGCGAACGAGCATCCCAGTCAATTGTCCGTGCCATTTTGTGTTATCCTCACGATTTGTTAGTTAGCTTCTCACATTCATATCTAAGCACAACTTCATATTAATTTCAAGCGATTTTATTTTTATTTTTTGCGATCAAGGCGATGAAGCGAGTCAACAGTGCGCGATTGATGATCTTCTTCGCCCTGGTATTCATGTAAGCCTTGGCAATTTTACTACGTGTCATAGTCTTATCGATCTTTAATCCGACATGCAGTTCATCATTGCCGTGAATATTGATGAGATAGTAATCATCATATCCAGCAGTAGTGATTGGTACATATCTTTCCTCATTCCACCGTTTACGGAAATCTCTACTTTTACGAGTTGTATAGTCGACAACGGTAGACGATATATTATTCAGTGAATCAGAAAGGAAAAACCCAATGAGGTTTGTTCCGGTCCTGGCCCGCAGCACTTCGAGGAGTACCTTGGTATCGTCGGCATTGTAATCTCGCGTATATACCATTTTAGTGATAGGGTCGCGGACAATTTGCCTTGTTCCCTTCGGCTTGTATGGCATATGATCCACAGTGTTATACCGGCAACCGTCCCCAGCGCCATCAGTCATGATGATCGTGTTGACGATTTGCACCCTGGTCCGACGCTGGAAATCATTGACCAGCTTGTCGGCGGCCAATATGGTCTGATTCAGCGGCGTACCATTCAGAAAATCAGATGCACTCCTAATGCCTGCACTAGCGCACCACAGAATTTCATAGGCGCTGTTAAGCATCGTTGTGTTCATGCGCGACGACAACACATTGCGAATTTTGAAATTGCTGTATGTGATGTAATTGCCCTTGTCAGGATGTTCGAATTGCTCCTGAATATTGTCCCGATTGAGCGCTGATCTGAATATGTAAACCTCGAACGGCACGCCGACACGCTTACAAAACATCGTCAGCGAAAACAGTTGCCGCATAGTCGCATTGAGATGATCGACCATCGATCCAGACCAATCCAGGAACATCACGAAACCGTGGTTTTTGCCAGCGGTAACAGTGGCATTCCTACGGAACAAATCGTCAGCATACTTATAAGCATGCAACTTGTTCGTGTTGATGACACCAGTTTTCGAAATGTGGGTTCGTGCCTGGATATCAGCGGCTTTTTTAGTTTCGAATTCTTTCACCAAAAACGAGATGGTCTCATTCTCGTCGCGCCGCCATTGATGGAATCTTTCCATCAGAACGTCTTTGCTGTTGTCGTAGGGAAAATCGGCCGACGCGAGCATCTGAGGGATCACGACGGTAAAATCGTCCACGACGTTCTGGTGGTTAACCTTTGGCAGATCGAAATATGCATAGTTCACGTCATCTGTCGCAACGCATTTTTCCAGCGCCTGTTCGAGCGCGTCGCTCGTCTGACATTCTGGAATAATGTCGTCATTGTCGTTCGCGCCAGCACCCTTGCTAGACGTGCCAGACGTGCCCTGACCCTCGTCGTCATCGCTCTGGCCCTTGCTCTGACCCTCGTCATCATCGCTCTGGCCCTTGCCCTGGCCTTCTTCGCCCTGGTCATCGTCATCACCACCGGGTTGTCCTTCAGGAGTGGTATAGATTTTGCGATTGCTCCTGCTCAGCCCATAAATTTCGTCGGTGAGCGCCACAACATCGTCAAAAGACTCAGTTGCACCGATGCGATCAATCAAGCGCTGCTCAGCAGGAGTAAACTTGAGCGGAAAATGTCCGGGAAGGCTCTTATAGAAGATATTGGCGCGGTCGATGAAAGTCAGAGAATTGATGTCGACGCCATCGATGCCGAAAAAGTTGCGCTCGGCCAATTCCCGCAGACCGACTACATAGTCGTGACGGCAGCCTGGAAATCTCCTCTTCTGCTTCTTGTCGACGCGAGGGTCTTCAACAATGTTCAAGAATTGCACGATGGTCGCCTTGGCACGAAGAGCCACGCGCGGATCACTATGATGGCGATTTGCGATGAGATCGGTTGCAGCCACCCACTCCTCATATGGAGTATAGCTAGAATGGCCAGTTTCATGGACAATCAACATGTGCCGCAATTCAGTCGAAATGCCGACCCACATCGGGAATACGGCTTCGCCCGTCTGAAGATTAATGGAAGCAGTCTTCACTGAAGGCGAATAACGAATGTTAAGCTTTTTAATAGCAAGCAATCGAGCAAGCTGCGCGTCACTTAGCATTTCGGCGTCTTTGCGATTGAAATTATAGAACATGATCAAATCCCTTTGCTGTCCTCACCGCCAAAATAAGAGGGGCCTGCAAACTTGGCAACCCCTAAAAAAGTCATAGCTGGCATGCTGTTTTGCATAGGTTGACGGGAATTTTGCATCGGGCAGGAGGCGATTCTTATGAATGTTGCTACACAGACGGTTCAGGAGAGTTCGTCCCCTTTGGGGACGAGTCTAATGTGATCATAGTTCATGTGCTAAATTCCTGTCAAGCTGCTGTGCTGAAATTTCGTTTACGTTGGAATTTAACGGTCTTTTTGAATTTATCCACAAGCATATCTTGTTTATGTGAAATCACTATAACATTAGTATCTTTTAACGTCCACATGATTTTCAGGAATTCATCGGTACCATTGGCGTCCAATGAACCATCGAGAATTTCATCAAAGATTAGTAAATTGGTATTAATCGAATTCCGCATCTTGGCAATCGAGCGCCATGCAAATAGTATTGCCAAGTTGATGCGTGTTTTCTCGCCTTCGGAGAAATTTTCATAGCTGAAAGTATCGAGAAACCTAGACTTGATAGTCTCCTCGAAATTCTCATTAATCTCAAAGCTAACAAAAAATCCCATTTGCTTTAAATGTTTATTGATCTGCTTGTTAATAATCGGCAAGTACTGCTTCAAAATTCTAGTCTTGATGCCACCGTCTTTCAATAGAAGGGCAGCCGTGTCGATATACAATCGCTCGGTAATCAAATTCTTTTTCTCATCTTGGATACGCACTATCTCATGGTTCACGGTCTCCAGTTCTTGCTGGCTATTGACCATGGTTTGATTGGCACTCTTTAGATCAATAAGCTGTTCTTTCACGCTCTGTACGTTAGTATACTTACTGCTCAAGGCAGTTTCTTTTATTGTGATGTCTTTGCGCAGGCGATCCAGTTCCTGCATCAAGGTACTGATATCGCTGATCTGGTTGACGCATTCATCAATCGAGTTGGTGATGTCACTCAGTCCTTTGCCCAAGGTCATCGCTTCTAGCCGCAATGCGCCAAGCTCAAGTTTTTTGTGCGCCTCGGCAATAGTCTGCTTGCACGTCGAGCAATAGTCAGTATGCATGAGATAATCGGCATCGGCACTGTTCCTGTCACACTTGGCTTTTAGCTGCGACATCAAACCGACCAATTCGACATGCCTGTTGTTCAATGACTTGTATGGCTTGGTCTTGACGGCAATTTCATCACGTTTCACTTGCAAGGCAGTAATCTCAATCTCAAGCGCCTTGATTTCGGTCTGAAAGAAAGCTAGCTGATCTTCTAATATCTTGCGGCGTTGGTCGCTATTCTGCTTGAGCGAATTGATAGTCTTTTCAATGAAGGATTTTTGTGATTCGAACGACAGCCCTTCGATGCGGTTGCGCTCCAAGATTTCCTTATTAGTCTGTAAGCGCTGTTTCACGATGTTGCTCATCACCGAAAAAATTTGGATGTCGAGTAGGTCTTCGATAACCAAGCGACGATCTGCTGGCGTCAATGACATGAATGGTTTATATGAAGCAGAACCAAGAATGACAATCTGTACACAAGCCTTGTAGCCCATGTGCAAAATGAATTTCTCAAGATGTTCCTGATAGTCCTTCGATGCCGAGTCTTGGTTCAGGAAAACGCCGTCGCAATGAATTTCAAAAATGGCTGGTTTCAGTCCACGAACGACTTTATAGTGTTTGTTGTTGGTGGTGAATTCAATCTCGACAAGACAATTTTTTTGATTGATCGAATTGCATAATTGCGGCTTGTTAATGTTGCGAAATGCCTTACCAAACAAAGCAAAAGTCAAGGCGTCGAGAATGGTTGATTTGCCTGAACCATTATCGCCTACAAACAGCATATTGGGGCTGGTATCTAGCTTAATTTCAGTCCAAACGTTGCCGGTCGATAAAAAATTCCGCCATCTAACTACATGGAAAATCAGCATTCATTAGCTTCCCATAGTTTACCCTCAGGACCGCATTCGGCATCTTGTTGTCTCATATCATAGCACTTGATTCCCCCGGCATATTTATCCACTACACCGGTAACAGGATCGACGGTGGGTTTGCATGTCACCATACACCAATGGCTTTCATATGCCCATCGACCATCGATTAATTTATGGTGCTTACAATTAATGCAGATTTTTTTGGTCATGATTTGGGTTCCCATAGCTTGCCTTCAAGACCACATTTACCATATTTCTCATCGCGCATATAATAGCAGCTAAAAGTGCCTGTAAGTGCAACTATGCCAGTAACAATGTGAATTTCTTCGCGTCTATTCACTGTACAAAAGTAGTCACAGCCACCGCCCTCGACAGGCGTTTGATTGCAATGTTTACACTTCACACATAGCCTTTTTTCGCTGTCCATTATACATGTTCCGTAGTCACAGCTTCTTCATATACTTCCTGCAAATAATTGATCATCTTATCATTTGGCACTGGCAAGGTTAGTGATTTTACATATGTGGACAAAATAGTTGATGTGTCGGCGGTCTCGTCTACATTGTCATCAGTTCCGTGATCAATTATCGAGGTTACATCTTCGACGATGGAAATGTCGATTGGTCCAGCCTTATACAGATTGTCTAGCATTAGGTCAAAAACAAAATGGTTATCGCGGCCAGCACACACCACCTTGACATATGTGTCCTTGTACTGTCCATAATCTATGTTCTTGATTTTGTTCAAAATATTCTTGTCGTTGCGGTCATCGTATGGCAAAAGCTTGAAGATAGAAAATGGGTTCTGATGAAATTCTAATTGGTGTGTGTGAGTATCAAATACATGAATTCCTCTCGGGTCGTTGAAGTCAGACCAGATAAATTCAGCAAACGCACCAAGATAATGGATGTTGCCAGCCGACGATTTGTGATGATAGTGTCCACTAAGCACCAAGTCGAAGCGCTCGAACAGCTTGCGGTCGTCACCGTGCTCGGTCACAATGCCACGAAACATTTCGAAACCAGCCAGTTCTAAATGGCCAATGAGCACAGATGCACGCGATTTCTTGATGGCGTCGTAACTTTCGGCTTTGTTACTTTCCGTAATCCAAGGCAGTAATTGAAAATCAAAATCGTCAATGGTGATCAGCTTCGGCGTGGTGTAGGTATGAATGTCCTTATAGCGGCCGGTCACCATTTCATCCAAGGCATTGACCATATGTGTATTGCGATAGGTCTGGTCATGATTTCCCGCGATAATATGCGTTTCAATTCTACGGGCCTCCAAGGGCTGCAGGAAGCGATTTCGCATCATATGGGCCGTGGTGTAGCTCAAATATTTGCGCCGGTCTACAAGGTCGCCCAATTGGATTACGTGCTTGATGTCGTACTGGCTCAAAATGTCAAGCGTCCAATCGAAACACTTGGTCAGATACTCTTGAAATACGGGACTGTCATTGCGTACACCCACATGAATGTCGCCAATCAATGCCACTTTGGTCATCTAACGTTCCTTTTGCAACTGATATGCCGATATTTACCCTTGAAGTTATTAAGTCCAAAATATTTGCGACCCCATGCACTCTTTTTATTTGGTATGCGATACAGCCACAAATGATTTGCAAGACTGCGATGGTAGTTGGTGCCCCATTCGAAGCTATAGAAATGTCTGCAGCGATTTGCTATAGGTCTTATCCTGCGCATCTTAAATGAAGAACTAACTAAGACGTTCATTTCCTATTCGCTTCCCATGCCTTGTAGCCGCATGGTTCATCACATTCCAGCCATTCGTCTTTATTACATGCACAGCCCCAAATATTGACAATCTTGGGTGGCTCAGTAATTTCCCATGCCCCATTCTCTGTACACCAATCTTCAAGACAAAAGTCACGCGTGCGTTGATCGAGGAAATTGGGTGTTTTCAAGCCTGCCTGCACCACCTTGTCGAACCAAGGATTCCAATACTCATCAAAAATTTCATCTTCGCTCTTTTCAATTCTGCCCTTTTCATCATCATCATAGCGGAAATGTCTCATTTTGTTCCTCACCATGTTCTAATAAATATGTATACGAATAAAAACGCCCAAGCTACAATGTGAATGGCAAATTTGTCGATCATGCCTTCCTCTTGCGCTTCGTGTTGCTTTCCTTCAAAGCTAAATCATTGTCGTAGTTCTTGATGGCAGCATCAATAGCTAGACGAATTTCATGCAATCTCGACCGATAATTCATACGAACATAGATACTGTCAGTAGAATTTAACATTCCATCAATGATATTTTGAACTTGAAACGGAACTGCGTTGTTTGCTGTTTTCGTGTTCATTGCCATATCAATCCTCTTGGAAAAATTTCTGTAACCCTTTTTTCTTCCCTTCACGCTTCAATTTTCTCTTGGCTTCCTTCTCTTCAAATTTCTCTATCGATAGGGATATGTTATCATAAATCTGCGGGCTGAGTAAACTTTTTTCACCATCGTCAAATACATCATACTTGCCGTGGGTATTTTCGTGTATCACAGTATAGTAAAAACTCTTGTATACACTGTATCGAATTTTTTCTTCCTTGTTGATGCGCCTGATGAATGCAAAGAATGAAATTTGAGTGAAATAAGCAAAGGGGTTGGCAATCACTAGGCCAGTGTTTGGATCGGTCTTGTAGGGGTCATAATCATGGTAATACAAGAAGCAATTCTCGATGCCATCATGGACCATCTCATCTCTGTACGAATAATTTATAAATTTCGGCATGGTTGATAGCTTATTGGCGATCTTCAAAATGCATTCGCCAATGTAATTGGTTATGCGTGGTGGTTCTAGTCCTTTAGCCTTAGCTTTTTTTACTGCTTCATAGTGATCTACTATTTCCTTGTAAAAAACCTTATTGTCAATGTAGTGCAATTTCGACTTTGGTTTGTGCATATCATTTTTCTTTCTCTGTACTGCATTTTTCTCTTGACAGCCTGAAAATATGGGGGTACAAGGTCTATGTGGCTCTTTGGGAATATGCTATTTTAGATCAACTGCTACAAAGCAAAAGAGAAGCAGCTAGCGAAGTCCTGAAAGGACTGAGCTTTCCCCGGAACGAAGTGAAGGGGAACAAGACAAACGATTAACCCCTGCCACAATGAATAATTGCGTCTTCAATGGTATTTCCTCTTTACACTCTTCAGTTCATCCATTATCTGTCTAATGTGTTCGTCTTCCTCATCTTCTTCATTATCATCATCAAATGCTGCAAAATCAGATGAACCACCAATGCTAGCACTGAATTTGGATTCCATCACCATCTCATTATAGTATTTCTTAACACCAGCTGTAGGGTCAGCCATGGTGATAATGTCTTTTGGATAAATGATGAATTCCTGTCTTTCAGTGATCTTAGGAAAAATCCAAGAGATTAGATTAAGTGATACCATTCCTGGCTTTTCTAGCAGGGCATAGATTACCTTCAAGGGGCTGATCAAGACGTAATGATCGCCAATGTGCTCGCTTCTGACAATCTTCATTTCACTGACTAAGTCTTCGCCAGTGCTGATACGAACGAATTTGATGACCTTCTTCTCAGTTGTCTTTAAGGTCGATTTTGTAGATTTTGAAGGTAAAGCTTTCTTCACCATACAATTTAATCCTTTCGAGGAAGTGACTTAGAGTAAAATTATCATGTTTTTTATAGCGTAGGTCATCAGCAATATCATATAGTGTGGCTTCAGTCTTGGTATCGGAAATGCGCAAACTACGGCCTATGGATTGAAGATTACGAATTCTGGACTTTGAAGGACTGGCAAAGACAACATTGTGTAGATTACGAATATTAATGCCAGTAGAAAAAGTGCCGTAAGAAGCCACAATAATAGCGTTTCGTGATCCATCGACAATTTTCCTGATTTCTTCCCTATTATCTGCATCTATTTTACCGTAGACAAAATAAACGTCGCGATCTTTTTCATTGATCAGTTCGAATAGTATCTTACCATGTTTCTCGACAAATTGATAGAGTACCAGTGTATTACCCTCAAGCGAAAGCGCTAGGTTACGAATAAATCTATTTCTTGCCTCATTGGCAACTATGTATTCAATCTCCTGCTGATAAGTAAATGTCTTGGCTGCCTTGCAAATACTGTCTGAATGCTTGAGCAGCAAACATTTGATGTTGATGTTGGCCAATTTCTTCTGGTCCATGAGTTGTTTGGTTGTTGTGACACGCTGTACCGGCCCAAACAAGCCTTCCAGCACCAATTTGTGTGTCTTGGTGCCGTCCAGGGTACCTGTGCTCCCAATCCTATATTTAGCAAGAGTCAGGGCGCACATGATCTTGGTCAACGATTTGGCCTTGAACAGATGGGCTTCGTCGCCAATAACTGAATCATATTGTAGAAAATACTTCGGCGGCAGAGTTTGCAACGACTGCCACGTTGAAATCACTACGTTTTTCGGCGTATCCTTATTGTGGCCAGCGTAGATTTGGTGCACATTTTCTTCAGTTATCCAATTAATGTCGGTCGACGAGTAGTCGGCAAAATCGGTGTATAGCTGCTCGACCAGCGAAATAGTGGGTACAATGATTAATAGCTTCTTGCAGCCCTCTTTTTCCAGCAGGTAGCGCATGATCAAATAGATGATCAAACTCTTGCCACTGGCCGTAGGCGACAGCAGCAGCGCCCTACGCTGTCGTATGGCGTGCACAAAGGCATCCAACTGGTAGTCGCGCGGTTCGTGCTTTGGCTTGATGTTGGCAATGAAATTCTTGGCCTCGATCAGCGAGAAAGAAGTGTCGAATTGCTCATCATCATATGTGTAATGATAACCACGTTCATGGCAGAATGCTTCGACGTGCTGGGTCAAACCACGGTATAGCTGATGGTTCATGATGTTGAACAATCTGATTGAACCATCCCACAATTTTACCTTGAATTGTGGAGTGAACTGATAGCCAGGAACCTTGAAGGTGAAGGCATCGCGTAGCTCATATGCCACACCCTCTGAGCAACTAATTTGCACATAGGTTTCATTCACGTTTCGAATTACAACTTCTTCCATTATACATCAGTCCCTTTACAAAATGCGATCCATTGAACGATTGATTTCAATTGCCAAGTGCGGTTGTTCAATTCCTTGATAATCTTCTCGCAGGCGTCGACGATTTCTTCATGTTCAACTGTTTCAGTAATTGCATAGGTAACTTGATCGTCGGCCTTGACAAAATGTGCTACCTTATCTCTGGGCAATTTCTCAGACCATGGCTCCAAATTATACTTAGTAAGGTCTTCAGGAGTGTTCATGTCGCCAGCATAATATTTGGATTTTATGCTTTTGAATTTATCTAGCGCAATTTCAACTGTCTTCAATTCCTTTCTATGGTGCGCAAGTATGTGCAAGTATTTGGCATGAAGGTTAGGGATGCGACTGATTTCTTTGGCTGGCTCGGTCATATCCATGGGCGCATCTTCGAGCCATTCTGCTGTCAATTGCTTAAGGGTTACCGGAGGTTTTAGGTGCATCAAATGAAACTCCTCACAAAGATAAATAATAAGTTAGTATACAGTACAATCGGTGTACGGTCAAGCTTCCACTACTGAGATTTTCCTGCCCAAACAATAGGGTATGGCATCTATATACGTAACCATAGCGCGGTCGACGATTGCTCTGAATTCTTCTAAGGTGAGCCTTACTTCAACACCTTCTGGTACACTTGTAACGAAATGCATGGCCTTATCGAACACTTCAGTATTGTCAGGCTTAGGTGGCTCTGGTTCTGGCTCTGGTTGTCTCGATTGAGACCCAATAATGCCACCAATAATGCCACCGATAACACCACCAACGCCAATACTTCTTGGCCGTCTGTCATGATGACGGTGATAATAATCGTCATCATAAGGATCACGTCTATACCATGGGGGCGGTCTTCCAACTCCAATGCGCACACCCCATCGTCTGATGAATCCAAACATATTAATTTCTCCTTTTACAGTCTGGTTATTTCATATCTATCGTATCGGAATACAATGTCGCATGTCATCGGCGCACTGGCATCAACAGATCGTGTGTCGAACGAAATTCCAGAGATGGATATTGGATGACAATCGAGAAACAGTATACGAATATTTTGGATGTTGGCATTGTTGTTGATAGTCAAGGTTCCGTCGTGGTAAGCGCTGGTCTTACGTGCTCTATCATTGTAATAATAATATTGCTTGAAGCTTTCAGGAAAAGTCAAGGCAACCAGCCAATTGTAGGTTTCCTCCCACACTCTGATGTCTTCATCTATGATTGCCGTGACCCTAAGTGGTTCGTAGACAAGTTTGTCGCCATGCCGATGGGTCGCGGAAAACGGCGTTTCAACGGTCACCGACGTTGTTGAAACACTAGGCAGTGCGACCGCCAGACCGAAATAGCGCAAGAATGGCAGGGTCGGAAAAGTGAACGAAAAGCGCGTACCCTGAAGAAAAGAAGTGTTTTCTGGAATTCGAACTAGCGGCGATGTGTTTACCATTGCGGCGTCATTTCAATGGCTGTTATGTTATTGGCTATGGCTTGAAATTCTGCTGGCATTGGTCCAATCTCCACTGGAATTGGTGGGGGCATTTCTTTTATTGTTTTTCCAATTGCTGTCAGTACCTCTTGTGGCCATTCGGTCCATTCTTCAGGATGCCCTTCAATTGCTTCGGCAGCTATAGTCTGAAACAGATCACGTTGAAGAGCCGCTGCTTCTAGCGTAAATGCTGGCGAGGCATCAGCAATCCAGTGCAGCGATTCCAATAGGGTGAATATTTCGGCAATTCTGGTTCTATTCAATTCAATCAGATAATTTTCATGCTTTTTTCCGCCATTCAGCGCTTCGAGTTGGGCACTTACAATGGCAAGTTCATTTTGTAGCGAATCAATTTGATCATTCTGAATTGCGATTTGTTCCTCATGGGCAACGGCAAGCAGAAAATCTTGTTTCCAAGATTTGAACATTTCGACGGTTAATTCGTTTGCTTGTCCATCGATAAATGTTTGTATCTGGGTGATTTGATCTTTGAACATTAATGCAATACCCTATTGTTGTTCATACGTTTTTAACTCCATCGTGTACTAATCTTGCATTCCAATTAACAGCCCAATTTTTATGATCTACTGTTGGTGTTTTATCAACATGAATTTTTGCATTTTTATGCAATAAGAATTCTTTTTCATTGTAACGGTCTGAATGATTTGCAATATATGCTCCATGAGACCCTTTTGGAACATGAATACTTATAGTATGTGCATACTTGCGTATATGCTCCTTCTCATTGCCTGGAACATGAAATGTAGTTGTGTCATGCTCTTTTTGTTCTGGGGTTAATTTACCATGATGTTTAGGATTAAAGTTAGCAATTCCAATTGTATTATTTGGATGTACATAATTGAAATGTGATTCAGGATCATGTCGTGTAAATCGGCGCGCTACGTCTGGACTTAATGATGTTGATGTATATGCAGACATACGCATTTTGATATGGTCAGAATTAGGATCAATATGATGTTCTGGAGATTTTTTGATTCCAGTGTGTACAGTTAAATCGTGTGGAGTGGTATGTTTGTGTAAAGTTTTGCTGAGACTATGATCAAAATCATGTAATTTAGATGATACTTTTGCTAAATCATGACCATGATATAGAGCTTTATTTAAATTGTAATGATTTGGATGGTGCGGTCCATGCTTTTTTAAATAACCTTCTGTATATCGTTCAACTGGTATTGAGCTTTCAGTATCAAATTTATAATGTTTTGATAGTTGTTTATGGAGTGCATTCTCTCTATGTCCTGCTTGATATAAATCCTCGATTTCTTTGGCTGAATCTTCTTTGACATGAGAAGGTTCTCCCTTAGTAATAAATCCAAGGAACGATTTTACGTATTTTGTTGATTTTTTAGTTTCACTGAGAAATTGCTTGAATGTCAACATCAGTGCAATACCTTGTGAAATGATGCGCTACGGTATTCATTGGCTGCTACACTGACAATTACTTCCTTGATGGTAGCCTCGATGTTGTTTTTCCAGAAAAGCAGGAAGCGATGCACCCTTGGCATATCGGGTACATCATCTTCCATCTGTAAATAGAATTCATTCAGCAGATGGGCATAATCAGGGCGATAATAAATAACACCAACCAAAATTAGCTCTTTACGTCTTAGCAACATTAGTGTATTCCTTTATTCCCTTGGTACTATTTAGGCTATTGAAGGAGTCTAGACGCGATGAAAATTGATAGGTTGTTAACTGTTACCGAGGAAAAACAGGCAATAGAATTTTTCAATACTCATGGTGATTGCTATGGCAATATTATCATCAAACTGACAAGAGACAGTGGTATCGGTATTGGAGTCATAATTAAATGCAAGGGGTGCAAGGCTAAGAAAAACATCACCGATTATAGTACATGGTAAACAAAAAAGGCGGGGACCGAAATCCCCGCCTCCATTTTCCGTGTGTGGTAGTTTCTTCTTATTGGTAACGACTTAAAGGAGAAAACATATTGATAAAAATAACCTACGTGAGATTCCGCACACGGAAGATACGATAATACTTGTTATCATAGGTGCCACCTTCGCCACGGTCACCAATACGACCGGTGCCGTCACTTGTGGCAAATGGATTTGCTACCATGCCATATCTGGTTTTAAACCCAATTTTTGGCTGGAAACTGTCCTGGCCGATAGCACGCACCATCTGTAGTGGTACATAAGGCGCATAAAATAGGCCGCAATCATAGGGGCTGGTGCCCTTATAACCAACAGTGCAAAGTTCATCGCCGTTTGCCGAGCCACCAAAATAGGGGTCGATAAAGACTTTGACTCTGCCATGCAATGTACCAGCAAATGTGTTGCCGGTGTCGTCAACCTGCAAGTTAACCTGCAAGGCTGGCGTATAATCGAGAACGCCCGCCATCGCCAATGCTGACGCAACGTCAGAACTGACAATGATGACGTTACCCTTGCCGCGACGAGTTGCCTTGGCAATGGCATTACATTCACGTTCAATTTGGAATACCAGACCTTTGAATTTTTCAACTGACCAACGACCGTTGGAATCAGTATCCAAATCAAATGTGCCTGCCGTGGTGACGCCATAGGCGCAACCAAGGGTAGCTGAGCGATAGATTGTGCGAATGACTTCGCGATTAATCTCAGCCAAAATTTCAGTGGACAGAATATTGGCAAGCTCAGTCTCGGCATCCAGACCATGGATAGCCTTCAAGTCTTGCGCGATTTCCATCGTGTATTCAGCTTTCAGTGCGCGTGACCGGGCAGTCACCGTGACTTTGTCAATCGAGAATGCCATTTCAGCAAACTGATTAGTTGACACATCGCCCAATGCTTCGGCCTGTGCCGTGGTCATGCCGCGACCCATACCGTAAGTGGTATTAGTTGCCAGATCATAGACAGGGTTGGTATTGGCAAAGCCAGCCGTTACAGCACCATTAGCGCCAAGCGCATTGGTACCAGAAAATGCCGAATTTGCTTCATTGAACAGAGCTTCGGTGCCAGTCTGATCCACATAACGTGAACGCATTGCGAAAATCAAACCAGTGGGACCAGTCATTGGCTGGACGCCACAAATGTCGTAGGCAATCAGGTTTGGCAACGCACGCCGCACCAGTGAGATGAGAATTGGATCATATGAACCAATGTTGCCGCCGCCATAATTATTGGTCGGTGCCGTCTCATTTAGCTGCCGTGATTCCTCTGCCATCGCTTTTTCTTGATTTTCAAGAATAATGGCAGTAATCGCGCGCCGATAGGGGTCTTTGATTTGGCCTAGACCCTCATAATCGAGAACCGGTGACCACTTTTTTTCGAGCTCCTCCGTAAGATACATATTAGTTATCCTTTTTTTGTTGTTCAGAATAGAGTTTTACTCTATATCCTTTGTGTTGTTTTCTATTTTGAGTACCATAAGCGACAGCGCGCAATGCGTACTCAGATAATTCATTTTCTCTTCCAAACTTTCTAATGTTTTTGACTATTTGTATTTCACCATTTGGAAAAGTAATTTCGTATTCTTTGGCATTACAGGACAATTTTTGTTGATGTTCTTTTGTCCTTGGTTTTTTAGTTCCCTTATGCTTTAGACTAAGAAGTTTCTTAGTTTTTTCTGAGTGGTTTGAGCAAAACCCATCACCACCGTCAGTTCTATTCAAAAGAATACCTTCGTTTAAATCCTTTCTACCATACCAACGAATGTAAAACCTTTCTAATGCACATGCTCCAATGTTGGTTAAATTAGATTCCATTATGACTCTAAGAGATAGATTTTTAGGAATCGATACTGATGTATGTTTAGTGTCGATTCTACTTCCCTTTCCTTTACCAATGTAGTAAGGGGTTAAGGAACTTTTTCTTAAATAGGCATATACGTAATAGGATAATTTTTTCTCCATTATGTTACTTGGGCATGCTGCGGCCAAGGGTGCGAACATATGCAGCCATTGGGCCTTGTAGATTTTCCGTTAAGACTTTGCTCGGGTCTGCTGATTCAACGCTGTCGAGCGCATTCGTAGCATTCACGGAAACTTGGAAATAGGATTCCTTCAATGTAGCGAGTTTCTTTTCAAATTCTTCAGCAGATTTGAATTCGACGCTTTCAGCAAGGGTTTTGAGCTTTTCGGCCTGGGTGTCGGTCAAGCCTACACAGGCATCGACAAACACTTCAAAACGCTTGGATTCATTGACTACCTTGGTTAACTCGACGTTCTTTTCAATTTCCTCATTGAGTTTGGCTTCGATTTTTTCTTTTTCATTTGCCAATTCCTCAACGACATTCACCCTTTCCTCTGGCATTTCAATGCTGTGCTCAAGGCAAAGATTGCGGAAACCAGCGATGAAGTCTTCGGTAATCTCGGTGCGCAAGGCACTTTCAATGGCGACTTCATTATCGGAAATCCATTGTTCGATAATGTAATTGAGATAATTGTCTACCTGCTCAACCAAAGCACTTGTGACATTTTCAATTTCTTCTTCAAGCGATTTGGTATAGGCTTCCTCGATAATGGTCAGTTCCTGCTTGACGCGTGCGCCAACGGCCGATTCGAAGATGGTCTGGGCCTTCATTCGGAAATCTTCAGATAGTGTCTCTTCGCCTTCCAATAGAGCATCAACATGCTCTTTCATGGTAGCTGCGCGATCTTCTTCGACTTGTTGGACTATTGGTTGTTCCTCGACATATTCAAAGTTTTCGTCGATGGCCTGGGAAATTTGCTCTTCATTCATACCTTTTTCGATGCATTCGGCAACAAACGCCTCTAACTCTTCCGAGATTTCGACATTCTCATCGCATTTCTTGTCGTCATCATCTTTATCATCATCTTCATCATCATCATCATCGTCGTCGTCATCATCATCTTCTTTCTTTTTATCTTTCTCTTCCTTAAGTTTCTTAATGGGCTCGGAACCAACAGGGGACGAAGACGACTTGGATTTGTCTTTACCCATTTTTGCCGCAGCCTTGGCTGATGGTGGCACATCGCCCTGCTTCACCAATGCTGGACCAAGGTCTTGTACCTCGCTGGTATCTGGAGGGTTAGAGCCTGGATTGGCAAATGGGCCTTCCTTAGCGCCTGCATTGGGGCGCAATGACGATTTATTGACGGTCGTGCTCTTGGCGTCGCGATCTGGATCATTGTCTGACGAACTGACCGAAGGCACCACGCCTTCTTTCATCAGGATGCCAGTTGCTAGTTCAGTTAAAGATTTGCCCATAGTTGATTGCTCCTAATTGATTTTCTATTTATAATATTACAGTTTTCTGATGTAACTCTCGAATAATGTTAGTGCTTTGGCTTCTATTTCTCGTCTAGAAAGCGTTTTTAGTTGCTGTCTAGTCTCTTCGAGAAATTGCTTATGCCAATTACCGGCGGTATCCATCCACCAGTCATAGTTTTCCATGATGCCGTGAACAAACGCATCAGGTGCACTAGGGTCTGCAACGATGTCAGCCGCTGTGGCCAGTTTGAAATCGTCTTGAACCAATTGATAGCCATTGTGGGGTTTCAGAGACCCTACGCCTCTAGTCGAAACGCCCAAATTAGCTCCACTATCGAGTAACCCTTTAACTGTATTACCCATTGGAGTATCAACAATTTTTGCTTTACCGATAAAGTTATTCCCATCTGGATGCAGTTTAGTGATCATATGGGAAACACGGTCGAGATTGATTGACGGGGTGTCAGGATGGCCTAATTCGCCAAATGCACGATTTTTGGCGACATATTCCCTGTTATACCTTCCGATTTCTTTATTCAGAATGTCATAAGGATAGACCCTGCCATTCTTGTTTTGTTTCTCGGCTTGACAGAAAATTCCTTCTACGAAATAGTTCTTCTTGCCGTCTTTTTCTTCGATTAGGTATTTGACATCTGTTACTTCTTCTCTTATTAACTTCACGACGTATTCCCCCTGTCAAACCTTTTTAGTGTTTTTTGAATGATCGCTTGATCATTATCCAAAAATTCAACACTTTCCTTAGCCATGATCATCTTCTTCTTCTCACGTATCTTGCATTCGGCAATCATTTCGATACGCTCATTGAATAGACGCTCGGCTTCGGTATAGTTCTTTTCGATAATGTATGTAACTATATTCAATGCCATTATCTCCTGTTATCTATTGAAGGCGGTTGGATCGTCGAACTGACCGGCAGCAAAGTCACGATTGTCTTTTCTCAGATCAATGAAAATCGTAGCCGCCTCATCTGCTGCTAAACCGGCAGTAGTAATAAGTATGTCTCCATTTGAAGTACCTTGTGGATTACCTATTGTTGCACCAGCGCCCATGGCTACAAAATTATAGTCGAATATCCCATGTCCCATCGTGACAATGTCTGCATTATTGCTAGGTCCATCCCACAGGAGTTTGACATAACCAGCAGCCGATTGCACTGATCCAAAAATTCGTTTAATTGTAGTGGAATAGGTTGTTTTGATATGAAGATTTGAGAGAGTATTCATTAGCATATTATTGGCATTCAATGAACCGCGCAGCATGGAAACATCCACAAGCAGAGTATTGGCTTCCTCACTGCCATCTGAAGTGATCACATATTTGAGCAGCGCTCGATTGTGGCCGTCGACAAGTTTTTGCTCTTTTATGAGATTTGCCATTTCATCGCCTTATACAAAAGTTTATTAGCTTACGATAGGAAGTAACGTTTTCATTGAGCATGCTCACCATTTCTTTCCTATTTTCGTTGTTCAGAGAACTGTGTAATTCCCAGAGTTTTCTAGCAATTCTATTATTTATGGAAATTTCTTTTTCACCTTCAAAGATTAGGCTTGACATATCAATGTCATGCTCGATCATCGCTCTGATGATGCCGAGATTGGCGTCTTCCTCAAAATATTTCTTCATAATTTGCTTCGCTGGTACAGCTTTTGCGCTCACTGGTGCTGCTGGCTTTGGTGGTGGTTTGGGAACGGCCTTCGCGTTGGGAGAAAGTCGCTTCATTTCCCATTTTCTTCTTTGTATTGTAGCTGACAGGGGTTCTTCCTTATTGGGGGAAGGTTCTTGAATTTTTAGCTTTTGTCGGGCCGCCGCTCCTTCAGAGTCTTTGTCTCTTAGGTGAGCCCAATTCTTTTCAGCCCTAGATTGTCTAAAAGCAGATATTGCTTCTGCTCCAGTTGAAGCCAGTCCCATAGCAGCAAATCCAGTAAATCTACCCAATGCGTTTTCTTTTTCTGCGTCAGTGGCATTAGGACTAGAAAAAGCACTCCCAAAACGGCCCCCTAGTTTATCATCTACCGCCTTCATCCCACGGCCTATCGCACTGAATTCTTGACCTTTTTTCGCTATTTTCTTGGTCATTTCGTCATCTACAGCACTTGCGCGATCACGTAATCTATTGAGTTTATCGATAATTGATTCTTTTCCTGCTTCTACTTCTGCCGCTTGTTGAGTTTCACTGCCGCTATTTTCGGCTGGGTTAATAGGTGGCTTTGAAGGGGTTGATTGTGTTTTAGACTGCACATCAGCAGTGAAGCTTTTACTAATATTATCAATATCATTTAACGCTTTAGTCTTTGTGTCGCCCATATCTGTGCGAGACTTATCAGTATTATCGGCGGGTGTGCGTGGGCTGGCTTTTCTAATGAGCGGCCTTCTCGTTAGATTAGTGCTGGCTAATGCACCTTGTTCCCGCAACGAATAAAGAGTGCTGCAGAAATTTTCTTTGACTGTATTGGCTTCTGGTGGATCATTATCACCACGATACTGAATAATTGTCTGTTTGCGTTGGGTATCTAAGGCGTTATACATCTGTGTGCCAAGACCGCCAGCATCTTGGCGCGCATCATCGGTATTGTCGGCTGGCGTTCTTGGGTCAGGTTTGGTAATGCCAAGGCGTCGACCCAGGTTCTTTACGCCTTTTTTTATGCTATTGACGGCTGAACTTGCAACAGAACGGGCAGCAGAACTGACGGCATTGGCAAGCATGCCTTCTTGCCGTAACGCAACTAAGTTATCGTTGAAATTTTCTCTGATGTTCACTTTTGCGGGTAGTTCTTCTTCCTTGAAGAATTGACCAGTCATGGAATTGAAGGGAAGCGACAAGTACTGATCAATGCTTTGCGCATAATATAAGCCGACCAATTGATTATTCGGGAAAGTTCGAATGGTTTTTCTTTGAAATATGATAACCATGGGCATGTCTTTGAAGGTTAGCCCAACATTCGATCCAGTGATAGCCTTGTCCCACGGATTAGACTCGTCAAGCTGCGATACCGCCTCGATGTGTTGATTGCATTCTTCGACGATTTGCTTGACGGTTTTCATTACTCTGTCTTGATATATGCGCTGGCGATATCGGCTTTCTTTTCCTCAAGTCTCTGAACGGCTTTTTGCGATAATGCTGCGTTGAAATTCTCGCGCATCCTATCAAGCTTCTTCTCATAGATGTTTTTGATGGCTTCCTTAATTTGATCCATTGTTTACTCCCTTATTTTTTCTATTTATACGAACAATCAATATATTGAATTTCAAGGCTGAGATTGTCGGTCGCAGCATCGCTACCGACCAGCTTTTGCGGACCATTCATGACAGTCATTTTTGCGCCGCGTGGCAGCATGAATTCTCCCTCATCGGTATTGGAGAAATTCGACGTATACAGCCCCTTGGCATTTTTCTTGACATGCACTTGTAGCAGCGCCACGGTGGGTCTACCAGTTCTGCTGGTTGTCATTTTGTCTGGTTCTATCGATCTGAGTACTGATTGAAGACTGACTGAAGAAGTCATATACCCTCTGTGTGTAAATGATTTGCCTGGGGCAAAACTAAACATGTCTTGGTTCTGACCAAGCTTTGAATAGATCATGAATTCGCCGGGTGCACGCGACTTCTTTATTGCTGAATCCAGCGATGCAATAACGTCGGCGGTACGATCATCATTAGACAGAGTTTCTAGCTTGTTGGCGGGAACATTCGACGGAATACTGGATAGGCGCTTGTTGATGTCGGCATAGCCGTCATTGGTGAAGTGTGATATGGCGTCAATTTCCCGGTTGTCGTATTTGTCGGCCGAATAATGTTGAGCTAATGCAGTCGTCAATTCATCCATATCTGGTTGCATTATGTTAGCATAGTTGCCAATGTCGTCGCTATTTTCTTGCTTGAAGGTATTCGTTTTTACCGCACGATTAAATGGCACCAGTTTATCATTTTGCACGACATGGCTGATCTGGTTCGTCTTTGGGTCTTCATATCGACCGAAGCCGACATAATTGAGATTGAGTTTCTTCGCAGCCTTGACGGCATTTGAATTCTCGTCTTCAGCTTTTGCTGCATTTAGGTCTTCATTTATTCTTTTTATTATCATCTTCAAATTCCAGTTGATTGTCCTGAATTTCAAATTTAGATGGCATCTTTTCCATTGGCGTTCCGTCAGGGTTCAATGGAACGCCATCGGGACCAACCATTGGCTGCTGCCCTGGCTGTTGCTGCATTCCTGGCTGTCCAGGCATTCCAGGCATTCCAGGCTGCGGCATTCCCGGCTGTCCAGGCATTCCTGGCATCCCAGGCATGCCACCCATTGCGGCCATTGCATCCTGTTGCTGCTGCTGTTCTGCCGCCATCTGTTCGGTCATTTCTTCAATTTCGTCTTCATTCAAATGTAGAACGTTTTTGTTGACCCATTCCATTGAGTAATAGCGACCAACATAAGGGTCGATTAGTTGCAGAACGCCGATACGATTGGTCATCAATTCGGCTTCTTTTAACTCAGTGAAATTATTATCTTTTTTGTAATCGTACCAGATATCTTCCTTGAATTCGCTCCATTCTTCCTCGCTGCACACTTTTTTCATGACTAACTGGACGCGTAACAAGTCGTCAAACAGCACTGCGAATTGATTTCTCAGCCTAACGATGAATTTCATGAACTTAAGTTCATCACGAGTAATTTCGGTGGTACGACCAAGGGAAAAGCCTTGGTTCTGCTCCAGGCGCGACAGTGGCACGCCCAGCGATTTATACAGCTTACGTTCGAAATATTTCACATCTTCAAGTTCACCCAGGTTCTGGCCGCCGGGCAGTGTGGTGATTTCGGTGCCTTTGCTGCCTTCGCGCCGTGGCAGCCAAAAGTCTTCCAGCATGCTGAGATGTTTGCGGTCGTCTTTGATTTCACCTGTGGTGCTATCATAGACCAGCTTATTGCGGTATTTGACCATAATGTCGCGCAAGTATTCGTCAGCCTTAACCGTTGGCATATTGCCCACATCAACGTAAAAAATTCGACGTTCTGGCGCACGTGACAGTCGATAGATAACAGTCGCATCTTCGACCATGCGCAAGTTGTTCAGTGGCTTGATGGCTTTGTGCAAGTATGAAAGCACCATTGAGCGCTTTGCGTCCATCAGTCCAGAATTGACATTAACAATGGAATCGGTGGCAATCTTGGCTCCAAGGTTAGTATGTACACCAATCATTCCACGTTCATTGTACAGATAGTATTCATTCTGGCTTTTGATCAATTCAATGCCGGTTGTTGGGTCTTTGATTTTCTGTATCTCACGAATTTTTCTGATGCGCCTGGGATCGATGTAGCGTAATTCTTTGATGCCCTCGGCTATGGCAGTTTCATCGATGACCAAGTGGTAAAACAGGCGACCGTCAATATACCAACGTTTGAATATATTATAGCCCATATTACCAAAGTTCAGCAGCTTCAAGATGTAGTCAAATTCGTCGCGAATTTTCTTCTTGATTGATTCTGGCTGCTTCAGATCGTCCATATTTAATTCAATGGAATGACCAGCATCATCCATGACAATCGTTTCGTTAACAATTTCATCAATGCCTTGCTCACATTCTGGCTGCAGGCTCATTTCTCGATAACGTGTGATTAGCTCGATTTCGTTGCGAACAACTCCATCCAAGTCAACATAGGTGCCATAATAAGCACCAGATTGAATAACAACTGCACCGTCATCGTTTTGAGGAAGCGTAAATGTTTTCTGGTCTGGAACGACCGCATTTACACCTTTTAGTTCTTCGTCTTTACCTTTTCGAGTTATTTGAAACCCAAAGAGCGTAATTGCCATTAAACATGCGCCTCATTCATTGAAGGAGCTAGAGAAATTTCCCTAGCTCTATTATATAGTTATGCTATAGGTGGAAGATGAGGCGAGAAGGGTACGTTCTGCCCAATGGTATCTGTGGTCGGTCCATTTACACCAGTGTCGAATTCCCACCACTGATATGCAAGGGTTACTGCGAATTCTTCAATGGTGTTGTTTGTGCTCCAATCAACGTCAATGGCGCTCAAATCAATGGGGAACATACCGATAAATTTATATGCCTTGATCGCGTCGCCAGTCTTGCCAAACTGGGTAACATAACCATCTTGCTGATAACCATCATCACCACTCAACATGCTTGGGTCGCGAAGATTCCCGACATGGGAATTCAGGCCGCTCATCCATTTCTCGAATGCATCACGAACGACAAAATCTTCGTCGTTGATAATCGTAATGGTCCATTCTGGGAATGTGCGATTGCCAGAAAATCTCACCTGACGGCCAAAATAGAACTGTTGAATCTGATCAACGGTCGAGCCCGGTAGCTGCGCCGCACGAGCCATAAAAGTCAGTTTCTGCTGTGCGCCGGAAACATTGGCAATGGCAGGAAACGTCATTTCGATGTTAAAAAGATTCGGCCGGGCACCGTCGTATACCATTTGTGAACGAAATTCTTGAACGCGAAAAGCCATGTTAGTTTACTCCCTGTGTGTTGTTATTTATATTGAATATTAGCCCCACTTGCCGACAACTTCTTCAAAAGCCACCCCCGTGCGGACGGCTATAAAATTTAACAAAATGAAGTTTATCGATCTAGCTGGTTTGATATAGATATCACCTATAAACTCATTCCTGTCAATGACTTCGGGAGTATTGTTAGTCGAGTCGCAAACAACCTTGAAATCGTAAATACCGCGCCGACCCTGTACATCACGCAGGAATGGCTCAACCATGGCAACAAATTGTGCGCGAGTAAACTCATCGTTGAATTCGAACAATGAATACTTGGCTGCTCTTGAAATCGCCTTTTCAAGTACAATGAACAAGCGTCTGACGTTGATACGATCAAACGCCGATGGCTTGGCCAGCATCGTTTTATCGCCGTATAGAATGACACCCTCGCCAGGGAAATTGTGCACTGGATTGATGCCATTCTTGTACAGATCATCGCGATTGGCCTTGGACGCATGCCACGCCAACTTGACCACGTTTTTGATCTGGCCACGATTGAAACCGGCCGGTGAATACCAGGGGTCGCGATCATAGTCAGTGCGAACACACAGACCAGCAATGTCGCCATTTAGCGGCAACCACCTGTACATATTGTTATATTTGTCGAATTGTAGTTTCCAGTTGCCATCCATGAAGGCATATGACGTGCTATTGAATTCATTGCGATAGGCAATGCAATCTTCGGCTTCATAACCGGCGTTGTTTACAACATCTGAAAACTGTGGTGATACGAATACCACACAATCTCTTCGAGAATTGCCAATGTTTTCTACAACATATTCAGCGACATTTTGAGTATGTGAGCCTACCATGACCAATGAGATATCAACTTCTTCTGAATTGCCAAATTTATCGTAGCCTATGCATAAGTCGCCAGCATTTGGATAGCCGTCTATGCCACCAGTTAATGACGATTCATAGATGTCGTAGGTTTGTTGGAAACTGGTGTTAGATGCTGGGGTGCCCCAGGTTGTTGTTTCAGCAACATCAGTAGTAGCATTTTGTGCATGGTTCAGCGCATAGATATAGCGCGACCGATCATTTAGGACGTTGACATAGTAGTTGGACGATCCATCATCAGTGATCGCGTCAATGGCTTTTGAGACGTAATGGAATTTTTCCAGCACTGTATTGGCTGCGCCGGTAAATTTACCTAGTTTATCGACAACGATAATGTGCATTTCGTCGTTTGCGCCCGCCAGATTGGCGACATAGGCTGACGTGCCAGGGACATTATTAAATTCTTCATAGTATGGACGAACTTCATTTACGCCCCATGTTTCATAGACCGTATTTGATAAACTCGAACCAGCGAACATCGACACCTTGAGCGAATTGCCAAGAGCGCCAGCATATCGAGCAGCAAACATACCGAAGCCGTTTGAGGCTGCGGGCAGGCCCATATAGTTGATTTCGTAGAAGTCGCGGTTCTTAATGAGCAGCCCAGGACCGAAAGTATTGGATGTCGCATTTTTAGCGCCGAGAGTAGTCGTATTAGCGACACGAACAGCTTTCAAATTCTGCGCATAGGACAAGAAGTTGGCACATGTGAAAAATGATTTAAATGTATTCGCATCAGGTTTACCATAAGTTCTGGCCAATTCGACTTCATTACTGAAGGTCATGATGGTGTCAAGTGGTCCCCAAACGAACTCTCCAGCATATGCACCTTCTGTGGTGCCTACACTTGGAATGATAGTTGTCAGATCAATTTCGGTAACGTAGACGCCCGGTGAGAGATAAAACGCCATTTTTATTTGCTCCCCTTTTTAGAAGGATGTTTTTGTTCTTGACTATTTAGAATTTTGGCGTTTTTAGAGTTTGTGTCTATTCGCGAGTATATCCCATTCTAAATTATCGAAAGTATTGATGCCTTCCCGCTGCACCAACCACTTTTCTTTAGCGTCTTGCATCTGTTCTTCTATTGGATTATCGAGGCCATTATCGATAATGCCAAAAGGTACGATGTCGGCATTCATTATTTTCAATTGTTCTTCCTGCAAGGCTTCTCGAATATTATTACTGATGCTTGCCTTGAAGAATTTTTGTCCTGTTAGCCAGCCGAAATTGACCAGCGTCATTGCAAGGTCATCGTTGTTGCCTTCTTCAGCCTTGAAAGTTTGCTGGCTTGCCGAGAAAGTCGTCAGTTCCATGATTGTTTCGGCGTCGTTGATCAATAGCTTGTCAGATTCAATCAACGCTTTCAAGTTGGTGCATCCAATCATCTTGGTCTGTTTGGTCTGTTTCAGACCAAAGCCGATTTTAGTGCGCTTGAACCCAGGCGAATGCTGCTGTCCTTGTTTGCCCTTTGTTTCGACCTTGATCAAGTTTTCATAGGCCAGTTCATAGTGTAGAATATCAGCTACCTGAAGACCTATGCTATTGATTTCAACCAAGATAAAGGCATCATTGTACATTCTTGCCGCCGTCAGTACAAGCGTCGGCAACAGCAATGGCTGGATTTTGTTGCTGCGATATTTCGCCACTTGTCGATATGGTATGCAGGTTACATCAATTATTGAGAATGCTGAATAGTCGAGTCCCTGACCCTCGGCAACATCTACGGTAATTGTGTAAGTGTGCCCCTTTTCCGGTTCCTTGTGTATATCAAGTTCGCGATCACGTCGAATTGGATCATGAAACACCAATGAACGTAATTTAGCACCACTAATCAGCGTATTGGTTGAGCCCAAGAACTCACATTCGAATTCCTGCGCGAACTGCATTGCGCTGGTATTCTTGATGGTTTCCTCTTTCCAGGCTTGTGTACGCCCTGGTACCTGAGACCAATGCACAGTAAAAGGAATATAATGGCTGCGTTTTTCGACGGCATCGCTCCACATTTTCCAGAATAGATTGAGTCCATTTGGTGTCGATACGATGATAACCTTCGTTGTTATACCAGATGAAATTGTTGGATAGGTGCTCATGAAGAATGATTCGGCAATATTATTTTGAACGTGGCCAAACTCGTCGAGGAATATGATGTTGAAGGCGCGGCCACGAACAGATGAACCAGAGGTAGCATCGGCTATTATTCTTGAGCCGTTGGCAAATACGATGCTACCTTTGTTCCATTCGATTACACCCATTTTCAAAAAATTGGGCAAATACTCAAATGCCAATTGCAGACGACCCATAATTTCGCGCGCAGTCGAGGCTTTGTTGGCCAAGATTGCAACACTCGCGTTTTCATTAAATAGAATATAATGCAATAAAAATGCATTTGCAGTGGTGGTTTTTCCAACCTGTCGAGGGCATAAACATATCGAGAACCTGTTATGGTGAAATGTATTAAGCATTTCTTCTTGAAAGTCCCACATCTCGAAGTTCATCAAGCCGCGATCAACGTTCACAATTTTCATATAGTGCGTGGCAAAATAAATGGGATCGTCAGCACACTTGGAGAATTCATCAAGCTCCAATTGCGAAAAATTGTGCTTGTAATCTATTCTGGGTAATAGGGGGTTGTTATTGTAGCCGTAATTAGCCATTGATTTATTTTATACTAAGGTTCAGATTACCCAAGCCACCGCCGCCAACAAGAGACAGCAACAACATTATCACGGCTAGAATAACTACAACCATAACAAGAATGCGGGCAACTTTACCGACAGGTTCAGGTAATGGAATATTGTCCAAGACGTACATTGCTAGCCAATACAGCAAACCTATTACGCAGATATAAACGATGATGGTTATCAGTGTGGTGATCATTATTTTTTGCTCCTGTTTTTTAACTTCTTTTCCATCTTATCAAGTGCAGGGTAGTAGTCTGGAAACTCACCAATGTGATCTGTGGCAATCTCGCGCGCTATTGCTTTATGCTTGGTGTGTTCCTTTTCGACGCCCATGCCTTTTTTAATTGCTTTCTTGATCTGTGCCAGTGGCACCTTAGACTTTTTGGCTATGGATTCAGGCGATGGTGTTGGGGTATTTAGAAATTCTTTGAACCCCTTGATTGGAGAGCGTTTAAATACCATTTTTTTCACTCTTTATCTTCTTGAGTAAGTCAGCGGTACTGCCGACAAAAACAGCCTTATCGACTTGAATGTTGTTTCTGATACCTTCATTTTTCAATTCTTTGGTTTTCTGCTGCAATTCTAATAAGTCTTTTGCGGTCTGACTGACAGCGGTAATCAGCTTACCTAGCACTTCATATGAGCGAGGAGTATCTAAGTCTTTGGCCAAATAAGATGCATTGTCGACGGCTTTCACGCCGCTGTCGATCAATCCCTGCAGTGTATGCCGAGCGATCAAGTAGTCTTTTTCGATGTCGGTGGCGTCTTCTGGTATCTCGACCATCGGCCTTGATTCGACTTCTTCTAGTGCTGGATCGATGTCGAATATCGTTGAGAGTTTATTGTCGCTCATGCTGTATTTGCCTCTGTATCTGGAAACTCTGTTATACGAACTGTATAACCATAGTCATCGCCCGGTTCTGCTGTTAATGGGTTTGGTGTCACAACGATTTCGGCCAGCTTGATTGGCCGTGCATCGAAGCTTGCAATGGTGTATGCCGCATTGGTCGAGACCGCACGAATTGTATTATTTATCGCAAAGTTGCCTTGTGCGCCGCCAATCATCAATCTGTGCGAGCCTTCTTCCCATTTCAGCACGATGCCATAGGCGCTGGCCGTGTCGAAATTGCTGCCCTGGTATATGGTATCTGAAATTTGAAAGGTGCCGTTGTTGCCCCGGTCGAGCTTCATCTTGATCACATAGCCAGTAACCAAGCTGGGGTCGTTGAAGATATTGGCGATGGCCTTGCGAATAATCTTTGGCGTAGTGATAGGACCGAAGAAATAGCCCTTCATGGTGAAGTTCAGTGTCCAGTATACAAACCTTGTCGTATCGCGTGGTCCCTCGTAAATAATTTGCTGATCGAGACCGTTAAGCGTAATTGGAATGTCTTTCATGAACCCAAGATCGGGAATGGGTGTAACAGTTACCGTGTAGGTTGGATTGAAATAGGGAAAAATTTGTTCAACAATCTGATTGCCGTCATCAATATTCTTGGCATATACAGTCAATTGAAAATCGATATTGTACGGTGCGCCCATGTATTGCGCTGAAACACGCGAGGCATTGTCTCCTTTGGCCACACGCAGCAAAGTGTTCTGTGCTCGCTCGGCATCCCTGGTAATATTGGTAATTTCGAATGACATCCTTGGCAAGATGTTCTGCAGTTCACGGAACACATCAGGATCAGAACTTAGGCGCGTCACCCAATGGTCCTTTGGTCCATATAGAATTGGTACCTTGAAGCGCGTCAGTTCATTGGTGTCTTCATCAGTATGCACAACAGTAATGTCGTCGAAGTGCGCGCCAAACAGGATCACATATCTTCGCAGCAGTTTGAAATAGAATGGTACGGCTGACATCATTGGTTAGCTGCGCCCCAATGGGTTGTTGTCAGGCACGATAAACACATCAGCCTCGGTATCGATTTTCTTGTTGTCAAACAGATCATACAGCACCTTGATGCCATAGTCGTCAATGCTATCGACAATCTGACCATTGGCCCCAGATACGGTGCCATGTAGACTGATGGTATTCGAGAAAACGCCTTTCACTTCCATCAATGAAATCGAACCATTGGCCGACACCCAATTACTGACGGTCGCTGCCGCCGACGAGTAAGCCAAGTTAGACCCTTGATAGACACGTTCACCCATGAAGAAATCGGTGTCGGCACTCACAGTGAAATTGATCGTGTACAAATAATTGTCGTTGATTTTGTCGATTGTTTCCACCCCAGTATCGACCTTTTCGTTACCATAACGGAACGTCTCGCATTCCATTTGATAAACGTATGGGAACTTGTTTCCGTGAGTGAAGAAAAACACTTCGTCTTCAACGAACACAATTTCTAATATCTTATTGAAAACAGGCACAAAAATCAGATCGCCTTCGTTTGGTCTGATGGCAATGGAGCTTGGCACGTATTTTTCGAAGGTGCGTTTGGTGACGGTTAGCGTGGCGTTTTCGCGAATTTCTGCGCCGAATTTTGAAAAGAATTCCTTGTCGCCGCCCCAGTCACTGATATTGCCCAGGTACATTTCTAGCATATATGCTCTCTCAAATCTTGACTGAATATTTTCGCCAAAAATCTGGTCAACTTCATCCCAAGCTTCACGAGGGAGATAGTAGACATCGCTGCCATGAATGCGAATAGATTCACACAGCAAGTCTTCATACAAATTTTGTTCGCTGGTTTTGATGCTTGGTGTTTGCCTGAAATAGTGGTTGGTTGCGATATCAGCCCCCTTTTAACCCATTATGAACGCGCTGGGTTTCTCATATGTGGTTCTAATAATCTCTTCAATCTCTGAAATTTCTTGTACACCTTCATCATACATCTGTTGCCCATTCATAGTTACGCCGCCGGGTAGTTGTATTCCTGCGAACTTTTTAAGATTTTGTCCCCACTGTTTCTTCATGTATGCGGCTACAAGTCGTTTCAGCATTCTGTCGTTGTAGACTTTTGGGACGGCTGTTGGGTCTAAGATGATATAGCCTTCAATGATGATCCATTCGTCTACGTCGATAATTCTATCCCAGTCCCAGTCTACGTACAATTTACTGGCATGGCGATTGAAGCGGATTGGCGTCTCACCAGTGAATAACATGTCCAAAGTGCGAATATGCTGCTGAGTGAGCACATAAGGCACAAACGATGTGCTGGTGAAATCGTATAGCTCATGCAGTCTCAACTGATAGCGCAGATCGAACATATTCACGGAAGCATTGGTTGAACCCAACGGAAAGATGCGCGTCACACCAATAATATTGTCAGTAATGGGAATATATCTATTTGTCTTGTTTTCTGCACTGATTTGATATTTGAGATACCAACGCTCGACACCGTCGAAGTGGAAGTCTTGCCAGTATTGGAACGCTGAATCGATGGCATCTTCAATCTGATCATCATCTAGGTTGACATCGAGTACAGGCCAACCAAGTTGCCGCATGCACCAGTCTTTTAGCTGTTCTCTTGTAGCAGGAATAGACATTTATTCGAAATTCCTTTTTACTTTGGCCATCTTGCATTGTCGTCATAGTCATAAGGAATGGTTTTAAGTTGTTCGATTTTATTTGATGCGTCACGAACACTTTTTATCCAACCCCAGGCTTGAGAGAGCGTGTCTATTTCAGCATATTCTGCATTGGTCCAAGTACCTTTTTCTTTCCGTATGTTTTCTAACTCCATGCCACGCGCCACCATATTGATTTGTTTCCATTGAGGAAAGCGTTCAAGGATGCGCCGATTAGCTTCAAGCTTCACCGCTGCTTGTTGTTGCTCGCGTGGAAAATTTGCTATGGTATATCTGATCTTGACGACATCTTTACCGATATCAATGTCTGTAAGAACATGTCCAAGTTCGCCCCTGCATTTCGGCGTTTCACCTTCAATGACCGGTCTCAGTAATGGACCACCATCGGGGGCCTTTTTATGTGTTGCGATCTTGGTGATATCGTCTATGTGACGAAATTCTTCTACACTACCATTTTGAATATATGCATATTTGGCCATGTTTTCAATCCGTTGCTGCATTAGTTGTAAAGTAAAGTGTAATACCATGAAGTCTAGCATCAACTGCTAATGTATCACTACCATCCGAAGGCGATCTCCAGACACGAAATGCTACCAAATCTTGTGGAGAAATCGATCCAGCAATAGTTATTGCTGCAGATTCGCCACCAATGTAAATAGTATTTGGATTACCACCAGTATCTCCAGTCCCTTGCGCTGCTCCAAACGGCACATCAATACCGTCTGCATCTGAGAATGCAACAGCATCAATTGCCCAAACAACGCCAAAATTTACTGATGTCGCTGCATGAGACCATACAGCACGAAAAGTTATTGTTCCTTCATTCCAAGATTCCGGCATTCGTATTGCAAATTCTGCCAATTCTTGTGTAACAGGATCAAAATCCAATGTTTTTATTTGATTTAGATAAATTGACGTTTGTATTTGACCTGAATAAGGACCATTTGTTATGCACGGTATCATAGCTAGAGAGGGAATCCAAATTGTTTCTCTGCCTGCAGTTTTGACAGCCTTAGTATTAAGCGTCATGGCAACGGTGCCGCCACCAGTACTGAAAAGATCAAATGTAGTCGTACCGGCTGCACTATTATACACTCTAAATGCTTCATTATAAACATCGGTAGTCCAATCAGTGTGACTTCCTGCACCTTCCCATTGAAGTTCTCCACCTTCAGAAGTATCATCTTGTTTTAGTACCAAAACACTTGGTCCTATAGTAGTGACGGAATTAGCTTTAGCAAATGCTGCATTAGCTGTCACAAACGCGCCATTGGCTCGATAACCTGCACTATCGCTTCCGGTATTGGCTTTACCAAACGCGGCATTGGCTATTATACCTGCGGTATCACCTGCCGTATTAGCTTTGGTAAACGCACCGATAGCTCGAAAATTAGCATTATTAGCTTGAAGAAAAGCCCCATTGGCGACAATGCCTGGAACATCACCTGCTGTATTAGCTTTAGCAAAAGCGCCAATAGATTGTAAATTGACGGTGTTGGCTTGAGTAAAAGCACCGATGGCCCTGAAATTGGCGGTATTGGCTTGAACAAAGGCCCCAATCGACTGTAAGTTTACAGTATTGGCTTTTGCAAATATGCTAACATCAATAGTTTCCATCTCATTGGTTTTACCAACAAGTTGATTGACTCTGTTCATCCAAGTCAAATAAGTGTCAGATAATGCTACATTTGAAAGTGCTGTCATCAAGCTTTCCTTTTATATAATTCTATTTATATTAGCCGCTAAATTCCCCATATTCCCAAATAACAATGCAGCCATCCCCACCATTGCCTCCATACGCGGAATTGTCTCCACCGGGTTCGGCACTATAAGACCCGCCGCCACCGCCACCACCGTACAGGCTACCCGCAGTACCAAATGCATCATCAAAGTTAGCTCCAGCCCCACCGCCACCGCAACGACTAGCGCCGCCATTACCTCCAGATAACGTGGCAGCTGCTGTATAACTTAGTCCATTTAGCCATTTTCCCGGTTCACCGTCTTCACCTGTAAGATTTATGTCACCGTTACTTGCCACACCACCAAGCCCCCCTGAACATCCCCAATAAACGTGATCGCCGCCATTCTGCCCCGCATTACCAGTAACTACTATTCCGTCTACTGTAAATGTTGATGAAGTTTGAGTGGCAATATATTCGTCATCTCCGCCATTACCAATTGTATAGGAATATGAAGTGTCTCCCGTCGTAGCAAATGTTTTTATAGCACAACCCCCTCCTCCTCCGCCGCCGCCACTTGAAACTCCCAAACCACCACCCCAAGAATTACCACGAGCACCACCACCGACAACTTCAACCGTCATTAAAACTGTATTTGCATTTGTGGTGAAAGAAGTACCGCCAATTAATGTGATAACTCTTATGAGATATAATGTATTTGCCATTTTAGGTATATTCCCAAACGATAATTAAACCTTGAGCACCATTAGCACCTTCAGAACTAATCCCAGGAGCGCCCACTTTATATGCACCGCCACCACCGCCACCGCCATAATTATGGCCTGGAAGTGCA